AATATAACATTACCAGCATAGTCAGATCTGATAAATTGTCTACCATGGAAAGAAGAACCTTCTAGTATATCAGCAACAATTAGTTTATGAGTTCCTATACCAGCATTTGATAAAGTTATAGCAGCACCAACTAATGCCTCACCCTTTGTAGCAGCAAAAGAAAAGTTGTTTGCAGCATTTGTTATGATGAAGTAATCATCGTTAGCAACTAACGGTACTGGTGGGTTCAAACTTCTAATTTTTACCTTTGTACCAGTCTGGAATATTTCAGTCAAAGCACCAAATGTATTACCAACAAAATCACTAGAGTCAATACCTACAGTTTGTCTTGTACCACCAAATGGAACATCAGCAAATGTTATCTTATCATTCACAATATTATAATCACCAAAAACTAACTCTACAGTATCACCAACAGAGTGTCCCTGCTTTGTAGTACCCATCCAGTTTCTGTCTAGCAATAATTTATTCTGCACACCATTGAAATGCAGAGCAGCAATACGAACTATTTCATCGTTGATCTGTAGAAGATCATACTGCTTCATGAATGAAGCATCTGTGACATTTGCTTCACGGTTTGCTATTGATACTAATGTAGTTGTAGCACCATTTCTTTTATAAACTGGTGATTGTATGATATCATCAATCGCTATTACACACTTTGAATTCTTATCTATTGATGTAAATGTATGAGTTACACCAGCACCTACAGTTGTCAAACCAATGGGACTTCCTGCTTTTGCTAACGCCTTTGTTGCAGCAACCCGAAAATTATTTTCACTTACTTTGATTACAAATACATCTTGTGGTAATGTTGTCGCAGCACCAACACCATTTAGACCATGTTGTATTCCTATTGGACTACCAGACAAGTCTGTGTCTGCTTGATATTTTACTTGCTCACCAGTTACAAAAAAATGATTTTTGATAACAAAAGAATCGTCACCTAATAATACTTCTGAGTTATCTGATCCATCAAATTTCTTATGAAATAAAGGATCACCATCATGAGTCAGATTGAAAGACTGTACAAAAGTCTCTGACTCTGTATTGAATTGCCTATTTACGGAACCTAATTGAAATGACATTAGCTGAGTGTTATCGTGTTGTCGTCTGCGACGTTATCTGGTTTGTCTATTCTTATTTCAGAAACTCTCACAACATATGCTTTGCTTGCTGCTGGAGTAAATCTTAAGAGTGCATTGTTGCCACTAGCAACCATGTTTATAGCACGTATGTCCCGTTTCGCATTATCTGCTGTAGACAGATTATTATAAACGTTGAAGTTGATACGACTATCAAAAGCATTCGCTGCCACATTGAAGCAAGAATACTTACTGTCAGTAGTATTATGTATTTCTACAAAATACTTGAATGATGTAAAGTTATTATAAGACTTGGTTGATAAGGTTGTTTCTGAAGGACTACCAGAAGCAGATATCTCTGTTCTAGTTGCATGCAACTGAGCGTCTCCAATATCAATATTATCAACACTGGCACCTGTAGCAGTTGTTGCTACACCAACCATAGTGGTCAGTGTCTGTACTGTTACTGCTGTGTTAGCGTTAGGTGTATACCTAAGTTTGATTACACCAGCGTTCTGTATAACATCAAAATTACCTATCTTATCACCACTGTCCATGTTACCAAAGTCAGTGAATAGCATACCAGCACCATTTGCTAAGAAGTTGTATTCTTCAATCTCCTTATCATCAGCACCAGTGTGAACAACTATGATGTTACCAGACTTGAATTCTGTTGAATTAATATCTTGTAATGTCACAGTTGATGGACTTGCATTTGCTGCAAATACAGAACTTACACCAGACTTGACAATGTTGGAGTATGAGGTAGTTCCTGTGCTAACCTGCTTACCTATGATTTCCTTGTAGAAAGTAACATCATAAGTCAAGGTAGTATTATAAGGACTGAATGATACAGAGATGATATTACCATTCTGCTGGAGTATAAACTCACCAAGATCAAACGAGTCAGACAAGTCTGAATATTGGTTGAGATAAGCATCGGATCCATTATGGAATACAGTAAATTCACAATACTGTGTTGTGTTATATGCTAACTGTAATGCAGCATCAAGCACAACCTGTGCATGATATTTGATTGCTTGAGGACCTGAAGGATTGGCAATATCAAAAGCATCAATTTCAACAACCCTCAATAGGTTAGGATCTGAGTAGAACTGTGGTGAGATATCATCTATCTCTAGTACACGGTTAGTCAGACATACAAGTGATTGATCAAATCTAGTAGACTTGAACACTACTTCATTACTTACAGATAAGTCAGGAGCAGGGTTCTCGTACACAAGATCGTAGTCATGATAATTCTTGAGTGCACCCTCACCGTCTATAAGAACAACAGATGCAGAAGCAGTTCCTATGGCAACGATACCGTTAGCAGTGCTACCAAGACCTACAGGTACAGATGATATAAGGAGATCAGAGTGCTTCTTGAATCCAGCAGGGTGTGCAAGTGAATCAACTGGTTCACCCCATGATGATATACCAACCTGAGATCTTAGTGAATATGCAAACTGCTGATAATAATCATTGTCTTGTATTCTTTGATCTCTATTAGATAATTTACCAGTATCTTTTTCCCATCCAAATGGTTTACTGTGGAATACACCTACATCAAATGATCCTTCATAAGCTGCTAGTTTATCAATAGTACCACCAGCATTTGATAACTGACCTATGAGACTGTCGCCTGTACTGAATCCAACTATATTATCAACACGTAGAACGTTTCTTGATTTACCTTCTCCAGTAATAACTTTTGATACCTTTCCTCTGGATGTAGTAACAGTCTCACCTTTGAAGAACTCACCTTCTTTTAGACCAACATCAAACTTAGCAACATCTTTCTCATTAGATACTGAACCATATGTACCAAGATCATAATTACCAGGATCTACGTCTACATCATATTGTATAGTTGCTTGGTTGACTAATCCAGTCGCTTGATTGACTGATTTCAATGTAAAGAACTCATATCCATAAGTTGATGAATTATATCCATGACCTGTTGTCACACCTATGTTCTCAACAAAAACTTTATCGCCAATTGCAAATGGTATAGGATTACTTGCATCGTATCCAGTGGTTGGTGTCTGTAGTGTCACAGTGACTGTAGGAGCACTATATGTGATGGTAACAATACCAACACCGTTAGTATTATTGACAGAGAATAGACTATTATCACCACTTCTCAAGTTACCACCACCACTGATTACCTGTACATCAGATACTGATGATCCACTCAACTCTGCCCTGAATTGAGTAAGACTATTTTCTTGTTTTGTCTTAGTATTGAATAAAACAAGGTCAGGTGCAGTCAGATACTTACCACCTGTAGATGTAATTGCTACAGTGTCAACTGAGAAGTTATCTTTTAAGAATACAACCTGTGGCATTGCTGCCTGTGGTTTCAATGTCTTATCAGAAGGATAATCAAAACCAATGTCTATAAGTTTGACTTCATCAAGTCTACCAATATCATTTCCCCTTGCTTCTACAAGTGCTGACTTACCAGTTGTGCTCGCTACTGAAACTTGAGGTATATCTTTGAACCCTACACCACCAGACACAAGTTGCACTTGTGCTATAGGACCATGATCATTCTGTGAATTAGTTGTATATGACATCACAGCAGTGTTAGTAGTATAACCTACTCTTTCTGCTTCTTGATCTATAAAGTAATCAAAGGAGTTGCTGGTCACTGAACTGATTGTACCCTTACCAGTAAACTCACTAGGTATAACAATTATCTTAGTGAAATCATCAATATCTTGATTAGTCTCAATAACTTTTGATATGTCCTGAGATGCCAGTTTGTAATATACAACATTAGGTGTTTGTGGTGTAAATCTTATAGATGCTTTACCACCAGCTTCACCATGTGCTGCTGTATATGTAATCTCCATAGTAGAAACACCAGATCCTACAAATTGCTTCTTGAAATCTTGATCTTTGTAGAACTCTAATTTAGTATTCTGTAGTGAAGCATCAGAAACATCAAATTCTAACAAGTCACCTTCTCTAACCTTTATAAGTGGGTTGATAGATGAACCTATACTTACAAATCTAGTAGCAGAATTATAAGACATAGCAAGAGAACTTGTGCCAGTAGAGACTACTGATAAGTCAATGATATCAAGGGGTCTCAAGGTATGCTCTTCGTTAGTTGTAGCAGTAACCTTGACAATGTCTATATCACCTGTGATTTGTCCTCTGACAGTTTGGAAGAAGTGTGTGTTACCAATACCAGTCTGGTCTGGGTAGAAGAAGACTCTTTCTGAGGATGATCTAATTCCAGCAACAGTTGTTACGATACCAACTAGATTCTGATCTATAACATAACCATATACTTCTGATGGTAAAGGTGCAGACCAACCAGATGCAGTACCAACGCCAGGTGCCTGATATGAAATAGTTGTACCAGCACCAGGTGAATATGAAAGTTTCTCACCATGCTGAATACTATGTCTTGGTAAGAAGATTGTCTGTGTTGGTATCTTACGTGTACCAAAGTCTTTTGATGTAATAGTATGTCCTATACCAGCACCAGCAGAGAGTCCTGCACCAACTACATTCGGTGCATCAAAGTAAACTGTATAATCTACGGGAGTTTCTGGACAACCTGAAAGTGGGAATGTAAATTCATTTACTAACTTCTCAACTTTACTGAATACAGTATGTCCTGTACCAGCAGTTCCATTTTGTATTCTTAGACAATCTATCTCATTCTGTAATTTGTCAATACCAAATATCTTCAACTCTTCATGATCAATTCTGATAATATCATTTACTTGGAATTTGTTTACATCATCAACAAGTTTGATGCTGGTAGTAAGACCTGAGTTGCCACCACCACCTAATGTTTCTATAGCACTTGCAATTCCTGAGAATACTCTAGGAACTGTAATTCTATGCATACCCTGTATTACATCATGCTCGGTTCCAGATACATTTCTTATGTTTACATCTGTTCCAGTTAGGAATCCATGAGGTACAGTCGTTATACCTGTAATCTGTCCAGGAGAGTATATAAAAGTTGTGTCCGGTAACCGTTGTACTGTTGTCGTGATATTATTGAGTTGTGGTCCATAAATCTTGAGAACAGATCCAATTGCACCAAATCCATCGGTTCTTTCATTATCAAATAGTAGAGCGTCACCAACACGATACTCGCTACCGCCATCGATAAGATCAATTCCACTAACACTACCACTGCTTGCACGTATGATTTTGGAAGCGAGTTTTGTGTTCTTCTGAGAATTTGAGATAAACTCATAATCATTGATATTGTAAGGTTTGACGTTTCTAACTAAACCGTATGATACAGGATCTACATCTTGATCAAAATCATATCCTAGATTTAGTGGTTCAACTTTAGATTTGTATGAGTCACCCACTACATATGGGAACACTGGGACTCTAGCACGGTTGAATGGGTTGCCAGCATTAGCAACTTGAGATGGTTGAACAGTTGTAAAGTATGCATATACTCCATTTGGATAGTCTGGTGTTACACCAAATCTACCATTGTGCTCATCTAGATCACCTTTGCCAGGTGTGTATGTAAAATCTTCTACAAAGAATCCAGAAGGATATTCTGCAATAGAAGGTCCGTTAGTTCTTTCACCAGTCAACTTATCATAAGATGACTTGATGTAATCTAATCCACCACCACCATCAGATTCCTTGTAAACGTAAGGACCGTAAATTGGATTACCGTCATATGCCCAACCCAAGATAGGAGAGTGTTCACTTCCATTGTCACCTAAGTATGTTCTTAGATTACGTGGAACATAATAATTTACATATGGATTACCTAACTCAGAATCACGTTGAACTTCATAGAATCCATCATCAGGCATGACGTCATTTATCTTAGCATATCTCTCTACCTGATTGACTGTCCACTCTTTTACGTTAGATGACAATATAGCACCATCACCAGGTGTTTCTGCCTTTACAGTTGTTGCTGTCTGTGTATAGTTTGCACCCTTCTCAATCATATTGATTGCAATTATCTTACCACCAGATACAACTGCCTTTGCCTTTGCACCTACACCATCACCAGTGATCACTATATCAGGGATACTGACAAAGTTCTCACCACCTGATTTGATTATTATTTGATCTATCTTACCATTGATAATGAATGGTTGTAAGAATGCCTTGTCACCTGTGACTGCTGTAACATCTGGTTTGAAGTCATCGTTTATAACTTTAGATCCAAAATCAGTTCCTTTATTGTTGACATGTGCTCCTATAATTTCACCACGTATCAATGGTTGTGCTGTAGCATTAAATGTACTGATTCCTTGTCTACCGTTGATAACAATATTGATGGGAGGATCTTGGAATGTATGTACACCACTACCTGTAGATGTTATATCAACATGATCTGAGAGATCCTGTAATGTTGATAACCTGAAAGAGTTTGCATCAATCTTTATAACATAATATTCTGAGTTATTGGTTAGACCAGCAGCAGCTCCTATAGATGAGGAGTACTTTATCTTCTCTCCTGATTCAAAACCATGTCTATCAATATTGATATGATCGATATAAGTGTTTATACCTGATATGGTCTCCAGTCTTCTATTGTAAAATGCACCAGAATTTTCTATACCAATTTTATCTACGGTAAGTCTTCTACGAGTTGTTTTTAATTGATGCAATCCACCACCATTCTGTGATATGGGAATAGTTCCTATACCAAGCAATGCTTCATTTTTTGATTCTGATAGGAAGAATTCGTGGTCGTTGATTTTTACAACAAAGTACGGAGATGTATCAACTAATGTACCAGGTGTGGTGCCTATACCTATAGGTGTACTACTATTAGTGGTGTATATAACCTCTTCTGTATCCACAAAACCATGAGGGTCTGAGAATACAAATCTATCAGTCGCAGTATTTACAATACCACCTTGTGAGGTGCTATCAAACTCCAATGTGATTGGAGCAATTTTCATAACTGCTTTTACAACTGCATCTTTATTGTTTCCACCTACGATTGATACTGATGGAGTCTCCAAATAATCTAAACCTGGTGTCTCTACAAGAACATCAGTAAGTTCTCCTTTCATTTGTGCTATGACAGATGCTCCGACCCCAGAATGTCCTACCTGTGATACAGATAGACTAGGAGGGTTTATAACATCATAATCTCCACCAGTGTTAAGAACATCAACACTTTCTAGTGTTCCAAAGTTTACAGTGTCTGTTGCCTTATATGAATATATCTCTACACCATTAGCAAATAAACCTACCCCACCCTGTTTAGTCTTCTCATGGTCATCAGCATATTCTGGTTTAGAGAATTTACGTAATAGTTTCTGAGCTCCTATTTCAGTACCATAAAAGATGTTTGGTGTAAGATTATGGATTGAGATAGATGCTAGATCTGTAGATGTAAATGCAGTTATGTACTTTGCACTTCTAATATTCTCAGGAGTATATGCAAGAGCAATACTATTTGGAGTAAGTCTCTTTATATAATATGACTCACCCACTGTAAGATTGGTGAGTTTATTTCCTAAAGATACTGTATAAGTAACAAGATCACCATCATAGTAATTGTGATCTGCAATATTGATTGTTGTGCCTAAGGATTCATTGACAGTATCAAATAATCTTATTCTTTTCTGTGGATTGATTGTCCAGTGAGGTAGAGAGTTGGAGGCAACAAATACATTATCTAAAGAGTCAGAGTAACTGTTCTGTATATCAGCAGAAGCACCAAGATTAGTCTTTATTTTTCTTCTTACAAAATATTCTTTGAATTCAGATAGCGTTCCACATGTTACAGATACTCTAGTATCAGACAATAGTGCTACAACTGTTCCATTTAGGATTACATCATCTATATCTACTATCTCTATCTCATCACCAAAGTACAATGAATGCTCTGCATTTAGAGTCAACTCATAACTTGATGAGGATAATGTTCTGAAAGTTACTACGTTGTATTTTGGGGATACGTTATGAATCCAACTTGACCATCTTAGACTATCATGTTCCTTTCCAACAGTCTTTACATTTATAGAACTATCTTCTACTTGATTTAGAGCAGAACCGTTGAATTTAGTAAGAGATCCTACTATCTCAACCTGTACTAAAGAGTCGTTATTGTATGCATAAGCATTAGTTCCTTGTGTAATTGTAGAACCTAATCCTATACTCGCTGTAGATGTTATACCCGTGAACTGCGTGTAGTTCTTCCCTGTATACGAGTAAGAAACGTTCCCAATATAGAGTTGACCTGCGGTGCTGAAACCCACAGTACTATCAACATTAATAACACTAGATCCAGATGGAGTACTTGATGTAACATAAGTTTTATTCTTTTGGACAAATTTTCCAAAGGTTGTTCCTTCAGATATAGCGAAACTATAATATGTTTCACCATTAATTATACTACTACCTACATTGTATATCGACCCACTTGTCTGTGGATTAGTGTTCTGAAACAATGTTTGACCAGATAATGACTGAGCATCACCTGTAACCTGTTTTGCAATTATAGTTTCTGTCCTGATATAATCTGCATCTGATGGTTTGATTAAAAACTTTGCTGGTTGAATCATCTCAACCTTTTCACCATACAGTGCACCAAATAATATCTCAAATGCTTCTTCTGTTCCTTTCGTACGATAGAAGTCTTTTGCTTGTCTTATAAAATTACTCTTAGAAACCTTTCCATGTAAACTTCTCTCAGTAAAACCAGGTAGCACCTGTGTTTTTAGTTTCTTATAGAAATTTTGTAAAAATACACTGCTAAGATTTTGTACACGTGAATTATTCTCATGTGTACCTATACCTGTTTTTGTAAATGTTAGATATTCTGGTTTATTAGTTTTCTTATTATTCTCTATACCACTGAATCCTCTTATACATCCTGTAAATGATGTTGTTCCTATTCCTGTGTACGTAATAATTTCATCATCAATCTTTATCAAACCATAAGAGGTTGGCCAACCATCTGTAGAGTCAACATATATCGTATCTTGCTTACCCCTCAAATATTGAGATAGTGAGGTGAATCCGATTAGGTTTCTATTGTTTAGAAAATCTAGACTTTTATAATCTACTAAATTTTCAGCAATATCAACAGATCCCCCTTGAAATTCCTGAGAGAGATAATATTGTTTTAAGAAATTGCCGAAGTTAGGATTATCGGCATCAATGAATTCAGGTACTTGACTCTGAACTACTTCATTGATTTTGACTCTTGATAACGAGGTTTCTATCATTAGTATCCGCTATTGCTAATTGTCTGTGCTGTTTCAGTAATCTGCTTACTTGCAACTGTGTGTGTTGCACCTGTCATCCTGTTTCCACCAGCCATAACATGGAATTCTCCATAATATGGTTGTCCATTCACATATCCCACTAAAGTAGTTTCTGTAGTGGTGCTTGTGATGATTGCTCCTCTTACCTTCTTACCTCCAAAGTAACTTGATTCTGGAAGATATCTAGAACCTGATGTATTAGCACCAGTAGAGATACTATCCACTCTTGTGTAAAAATCACTTTTTGATATATCGAACTGTAAAAACAATTCATTTTTAGCAAGTACATCATTAGACTGAGGTATCGCTTCGACCTCAATAACATCATCATCTTCTATTGTAGATACGATGTTTACTGTGTCTAATACTATTTCACCCTTCTTATAATCAATACGTCCAAAGTTATTTGATATGACCTTGATACTTTCATCATTTAGAATCTGGAACATGAATAGTGTTCCTGAGTCCTCATCTGTCTTTATATCACTAAAGTAACAAGTACCAACCACATCAGATACAGTGAATCCAGTTGAGTGAATATTATACTTCTCATTTGGTGCATACACCTGATTTAAGAAACATAATTCATATTGTGCGAATTGGTTTATCTTAGTATTGATATTCCTTCGCATTTTCACTAGAGTTATGTTAGAAGTTATAGAACCATCTACATTGTCTATGACTGACAATACTTTACTATAAGCGAATCTACCACCAAACTTATTGAGTTCAGTGTCTGATGCATATTGTGATAATGAAGTTATTACATCTGTTTTTAGATTATCAGGATCACCTACAAAGTTTGAGTTGTAGTAAATATATGAATCAATCTCCACATACAAGAATTTTAGATCCACAAATGATGGAACTATTCCTGCTATGGAGTAATTTTTTAGTGACGTAAGTAATTGCTTTTTAGTTAGTTCTGACAAGAACGAACCATTCTTTGGTTTTGCTGCTATGAATACTCTACCAAACTGTGGAGGATCAAGATCTTCACCACCATAGGCACTCACAGATTCTATATTTGGATATATTGATGGAATTATTGCTTCATAGTCATTAGCAGTCACTGCTCTATGCTGTGCTGCATATAAACGTGGAGCATAGTATTTGACAGACTCTACTGGTTCTATCTCATCACCATTAGAGGATTTTTCATTAGCAGAAAGGAACATCCTAAAGTCTGTTTCATCAGCACCGTCTTCATCTTTTATGAGACCAGCAAAACTAAAACTTTCTACACCATTTCCTGCTTTACCATTAGTCTTTATGTAACTAATATCAATTATATTTCCTGACTCTAACTTTTTACCGAATACATCATCACCAAATAATAGTTCGTATTTCTCATCTGTTGTCTCTTGTAATAAGTAGATATTAGATGTTGATGTAACTCCTATAATGTTATCTACCAACTCATAATTTGTTGTTGTATTATCAGAAGCACTATTCCTTATTTTTACACTAATTGTAGAAGTGTCTATACTATCATTAGGTAAGACATATCTTTCGCTAGGATTGTTATTATCTACAACATACGAATTAGTAATATATTGACCTTGATATATTACCATCACACCTCTAGATGCTCCATTGAAGGCATTGAAAGTCACAGACTCAGGTAATGAGAAGACATAATTTATATTTGATACAGACCCATTAGCAACTACGCCTGGTTGAATTGTTATCTGTTTTGTTGAAGATGTTATGCCTGATAAACTGTAATTGACAGTTGCTCTCGCTGCTCTTTTAGATCTTGGAACATAACCTATATTTCTTGCTAATGATACTACATTTTCTCTTAGTGTGGCACTATCAATGAATGTCTCATTGATTGCCATATTAGTATTATATGCTGTGCTATATGAGTTGTACGCTAATATATCAATTAGGATAGAAAGGTTAGACCCTTCAAAATCCATATCTTTGAAGTCAGTATTTGCTCTAAGGTAATCCTTTATGGATGACTTTATATCTTCAAAGTTTAAGTTTGTAAATTGCTGTAGTGCCATTATAACCTAGTTGGTTCTAAAATGAATTGGACATTCTGCGATGGTGAATTGAGTCCTACAATCTTGTATTGTATAGAAACATCCAAAGCATTTTGTTCTGGTTTACTTTCTACGACCACTTGTTGTAAACGTACTCTTGGTTCATACTGTGTTAGCACCATTTCTATTTCAGTTTGAATTGGTTCAATATAATCATCATTTGCTAATTCAAATAGAGATGAAGTAATTTTAGTGCCTAATTTAGTATTGAAAAATCGCTCTCCAATCTGAGTGCGTACAAGGTTTTGCACTGCACGTTTGATTGCATCTTCATTCTTTAGCATTATAATATCATTCGTCACAGGGTGACGTTTGAATGTCAAAGATATATCTCTGAATGGTTCTGATGTTCTTTGTAGTGGCACTATTCCGTCGTGGAAGGAGTTCTCGGTATATTTATCTATTTAGTGGCATAAAAAAAAGGGTTCGCTCGGAACCCTACTCATGTCCTAGGTATCTAACTTCTACATCTTTAGGGTGTGGCCATCCGTTTTCATAGAATTCGTCTGCCAAATCCTGAGTCACTTCTTCCATTTCCGACTCAGTTATACTCTCGTGAGTTTGTACCCCGTCAACGTAGATATCGTATCTGTCATCCATCTCATATATTTGTGTGCTTCAACGTATATAGGAATTAGATTATTCTATTCTTCTCGTGACCCACTCTACATTTAGGATCTACCCATATTTCATATCCTGCTTTCTGTGCATCTAAACAGAAGGAAACATCCTCACCGCACATATCCTGTACTTCACCTGAGTCAAAGACTTGCATCTGTGGAGCAAACCATGGATACTTCATTTCTTTATTCTCAAATACACCGTGCTTGATTAGTAACCAACCAAATCCAGAATAGTCACATGTGAATGGTTTTCTTCTCTTTTGTATACCATCTAACATCTCGTGGTTCATTACACCACCATTTGCTTTGAAATCTTCTTCTTCCATCCAATGTGCACAGGATGTAGTCTGTCCGTCCTCTGTAACGTACCAACCACCCGCTATGTCCTTATCCATCCAAAGAAGTCTATAGAACTGCTCTAGACCGAATACGATGTCACTATCAATCCATAACTGATAGTCATACTTCAATTTACCATCCCATGGCAACTGATCAGGACCTCTGAGAACATTTGCTCCTAGACACTTACATCTGGCAAAGTTCACCATAGATGAATAGTCTTGTGATATTTGTAGTGTACCACCCTTCTGTACAATCTCAAATGCAAGTTGCACAAAGTTCTTTAGGTAGATATATGAAACGTTTCTACCAGGCAAGCAAAATATAAAAGTTTTACCCTTTACTAATTTTCTTGCTTCTTCAATAGAAAATTCATCAGTCTTTGCTGATGTTGTACCATCTGTTTTAGGTGGAGTGGTAACCACCTTAAATCCTTTTGCCATTCCGAATGCGCTTTCAATTCATTATACTGCGTTATTTAGTATACGTCAATACGGTACTTTGCGGAGAAGTTGAGTGCGTCACAAAAATCATTTACCATAGGTTTACCTCTTACGTTCAATGATGTATTCAATAAGACAGGACAACCTGTACGTTCATACCATACCTCTAGGATCTCCCTGAGGATAGATTCCGATGATTCTGGTACAGTTTGTACTCTAGCACTGTTATCAACGTGTAGAACCGCAGGAATGTCATGTGGACGTTTACATTGATAAACATACGACATATATCGTGAATGTGCTGGCATTTCAAAATAGTCCGTACAATACTCTTCTAATATCGCTGGAGCGAACGGTCTGAACTTCTGTCTGCGTTTTATTGCGTTTACTTGTGATTTTGTTGAGATTTTGCGTGGATCCGCCAATAGACTTCGATTACCGAGAGCACGAGGACCAAACTCAGCACGGCCATTCGCAA